TATCAGTTGCTCCAACTTGAGCATCTACATAATTTTTTACACTTAATGCTGTTGGAACATTAGTAACAGCTGCTCCACTCATTGTATCACTATTTAGCCAACCAGTAATCTCAATTCCTCCTTTACTTATACCATCAGCATCTATACCAAATCCAGCAACAGTTCCTTTTGTTTTGTTTTGGTACTGGGCTGATAAATCATCTTGGTTAATTAGTAAAACAGAATCAATTCCAATGTCATTAAATAATGGCACAGCTGTAACACTAATAGCAATATCTGTTGCACCTTGATTAGATGTTACTGTTAAAGGTATAACTTCACCATTAATAGAATTTACTATATTAAAAGTATCATTAGTTTTAAATACTGTTTCACCTAAACTTTCTATTGGAACAGAACTAAGAGATTTTTGATCAGCAATACTAACATGAGATATAGAGCCAGTAAATGTTGTTCCAGCTTGAAATTGTATTGATGTGCTTCCTTCACATAATAAATATAATTCATATTGACCAGCAACAGTTATAACTTGAGAGCCACCAGATGTTCCAGCTTTTACAGTTAATTGACCAGCTGTAATATCAATAGTAAATATAATTTGATATTTTGTGCCTTCTGTTAAATTAATTTGTGATAAACTACTTAAAGAGCCAGTAGCTGCAAATTTAGCTTTAGATGCTGTTGTATCTATTGACCAACCAGTTCCTAAAACCCAACCAGTTGCAACATTAAAATTACCATTTACTACAACATTCGCACCAGTTGATGCAACAGTTTGTCTTAATGATGCAATTGTACTATTTGTTGACAAAGCATCAGTTACATTGCCAATCATTTTAGCAGCTGACACTGGATTACTATCTTGAGGTCCACCTAAATCACCAATATTATTTGTTGTTGTAGTAGATGTAACTGTATCTCTTAAAATTTGGTAACCTTCATAATCCCATTCATCATATAAAGAATGAAAACTTCCTCTTCTAAAAAAATAAACTGGATCTGGGCCATTTCTTGTTTCTCTTAAAATACCAATAGGATTAACAAATCTTGGTCTGGTTACTCCAGAAATAGTTACATCTTTATTACTATCTCCTACTACTAACCTCATAGATGGTGATATAACAACTTCTAATTGACCAGTTAAAAATTCATGAATAAGTAATTCTGTAAAAGTTTTATCACCAGTTAATATACCTCTACCCCATTCTCCATCAGGATCTGTTTTATCAAATGCAGTTCCAGTATTTACTCTTAACGCGCCTAAAGCAAATTGTTGTATTGCATCTCCCCACAATAATGTTCCAAAACTATAACTTTCAGTATTTGTATTATTATTTATTTGTGTATTAAATGTTGTTCCATAAGTTGCAGTTAGAGTTGTGTTTCCAGCTTGTAAAACACCTTTAAATGGTGATGCTGTTAATAATTTAATATCAGCCGTTGTATAAGTTGTTTCATTAGCTTGAGTTTGCAAAGTTGTAATACCACCTCCAAATGTAGCTGATGGCATTTCTAATGAATTAGACCAACTAACAGTACCAGAATTTGTTACTCCTCCACTTGGAGATGGTACATTTGGACTTGTTAATTGTGGATTAAATTTTCTTATTTGAAAACCATAACCAGCTAAATTACAAATAAAAGATCCTGGATTATTGCCAGTTGTTCCATATTTTTCTATATCTAAAAAGAAATCCCAACTTCCTAGCATACTTATTGGATTACCAGAACCATCAACAAAAGGAATTTGTTCTTCAAAACCAATATAATTTGATTCAACAAGTTGTCTTGATTTAATTTTATAATTTGGAGATTCAACTCCTAAAGGACGCCAATTAGCTTCAGGAATCCAATAATAAGTACCATTAGAATTATATTGTAAATAAAATGTTGTTAGAGTTCCATTTAATAATTGTGATGCAATAAAATTAAATCTAACTTGACAATGCCAACCATTTGTATGACCATTAACTAAAGCAGATGTTCCCATATCCCATACCCAATCTAAAGGAATAGAAAGGAATAAAAAATCAGCTGTTGAAGGATCAGTAATAGTACCTTGATAAATTTCTTGTGTTTGAGCTGTTATTCCAAAAGGAAAACCGCCATAATAATTTTTTGAAGCAAAACTTAAAAATTCTGCATCAACATTATTTATCATTGGTAAATAATTATATTGAGTACCAACTATCTTACTTACTTTATCAGTTTGTATTATTTGTTCATATCTTGTGTAATATGTATCACCTAAATGATCTTGACTACCCAACAAAGTTCCATTTAAATTATATTGTCTTGAATTAATATTGTCTGGATTATCAAGAGTACCGCTATTAGTTGTAATATATTCTGGGATTTGTACAATCCAAAATTCATGCTGCCAATAAGTAATTCTTGCTCCCCAGTGTCTTAATAATTCTTTTAAAACTACATAGCAATTTTCTGGAGTAAAAACTTCTTGGTCGTTTTTTTCATGAAACATAGTAACAACACATTGTGTTAATCCCATAGGATCACTTGCTTGATTAGTATTTTGCATTTTTCCATTATACCAATTTACAGCAGTTGTAAATCCATAATTTAATGTTACTCCCTGACCATTAACACCAGTTATTGCAGTTCCAACTTTTTTTAAAATTTCTTTAATCCAAAATGTATAAATAGCTGGACCATAATACATATTTAATTTATCATAATTTCCTTGTGTTCTTTCATTTAAAGGTATTGTGCTACCAGCTGGAGTAGATGTGTCTGATAAATCAACAAAATCAATTTCTTTTAATAAAGATAAACCATCAACAAAAGTTAATTTTTGCTCATAAGGAAAAGAAACATCTTCACCGCTTCCTAAATCCATAATTAAAAACCCAGACCATATTGGTTTTTCTGTTGTATAAGTAGAAGATGTTGCTCTATATAAATGTAAATAAACTTGTTTATCTTTATAAACTTCTCTTAATTGTCTAATAAAAAATTCAGTTCCAACACCAGTTACCATAAATGGTAATTCACATTGAGAACTTAAAATAGGTGAAAATCTATCTTCTTGGTCAGTATCGTAAGATATAACTGGACCTCCAGCTCCAAGTTTTATTTCTGTTGGATTGCCACCAGTATAACCATCAACCCAAATTTCTAAATAGTAATCTAAATTATTATTACTTTTATATGAAGAAAAATACTGTTTTGCAAATGCCATATATTAAACTGATCTTTGTCTGTTAATACTACCTCTCTGATTACTAATAAAAATATCACTACCACTTATTCTTCCAAAAACTTCTACTTTACCACCTCCACCATTATTATTTATCATACCTTTTAACTTATCTAAAGGAGCAACAACTTCTGGATTTGAAGCTGATGTTCCAGCTCCCTCACCTACTAAAGCCATTGTTGGTCCAGTTACTAAACCACCAGATGCAAGACCTAAAACTTTACCTTTAGCTAATTGAAATGCATCTTTTACAGTTGAAGCATCACCAAGTAAAAGTTTTATTGCCATTATAACAGCTAATTGAACTAATAATTGTTTTATTGCAATTTTTATACTATCTAAAAAAGATTTAAAGAAATTTTCAGTACTAAATGCTGCACTTGTCATAGCTGATGTCATAATACTTTCAAATAAACCAGTAGCTGCATTGTATTCTTTTTGAGCAAGAGTAAGTTCTTTTATTGTTTCACCAATTTCATTCATTGGTCCAATAAATTTTTGTGGATTTATTGCACTCATAAAAGGAACACCTCCATCATCACCAGAGCCACTTACACCTCCACCACCACCTCCACTAAATATATTACTAATACCAGTTAATTCTTTAAAATCCTTTGCTAAATCTTTAATAATATCACCAAATGATTTAAATTCTTCTACTGGTAAATCTTTTCCAGTTGCTACAACAGCAGCCATTTTAGATCCTAATGAAATCAATTCATCTCCACCTAAATTAACACTTTTTAATGCAGCACCTAATGCAACAAATATACCAGCAAAATCTTCATTAGCAAATTCATTTGCAATTCTTGTAGAAACTAAACCTAAATTATTATATAATAAAATAAATGCAGCTGATAATCCAGCAATTAAACCAGTAGTAGTAAATAAAAATGGTATTAATTTTCCAACCATTAAATTTGTAAATGTTCCAAATGCATTTAAAACTGGACCAACAGCAGCTAATATTAAACCCCATTCTATTACATTTTGTTTTTGAGCAGAATTAAGATTAGAAAAAGCATTTAACATATCTCTTGCCCATGTCAATATTTTTTTTGCTACTGGTAATAATTTTGATCCTATTTCAACAGATAAATCTTGTAGCTCTCCAAATAATATTCTTGTTTGATTTGCAAAACCATCAGATGTTCTAGCAAAATCACCTACTGCTTTTGAGCTTTGTTTTAATGCTAATTGATAAGTTAAAGTTGCTTTTGCTACCCTATCTAATTCTTTAAAAACTAATCCTTGGTCTTTTGCAAAAGATTTTAAATCAGCTTCTGTTATTGCTATTCCTAAAGATTTAATTGATTCTCTTTCACCTAACAATGCTTTAGTTAAAGCTAATGAAGCCCCTTCTGCTCCACCACTAAAATTTGTAAATGATGCTAAATCAACTGCTAATTCATTTACTTGTTTAGATAAATTTAATGCTTCTTTTTCTGTAAAACCAAATCCTACTAATAAATCACCAGTATCACCAAGCATTTGTTTTGCAGCTTTACTTGATAATCCAAATGATTTTTTAAATACTTTTGCAGTATGTTCTGCTTCTCTTTGAATACTACTAAAAACTGTTTTGAATTTTGTATCTGTTTCTTCAAAATCAGAAGCCATTTTAATGGCTGCAATACCTAAACCAGCTAAAGGAATAGTTAAATTTCTTGTTAAATTTTGACCAGTTCTTTGCATTGAAACACCAAATTTTTTGATGCTTCTTTGAGCTTTTTTCATTGCCTTATCAAAACCTCTTAAATCAGCTCCAAATGCAATCGTTAATAGTCCAACACTCTTATTTGCCATGTTTACTCATGTTTTTAAAATATTCTGCTTTAGCTTTCAATTTATCGTAATCAACTTTAATATTTTTTTTATCCCATTCAAACTCTATCAAATCAGTAGGTTTTATTTTTTTACCTTTTGCTATTTGTATATTTAAAAGAAGAGTAGTTTGCCATCTTGTTCTTTCCCACTTTCCTCTTTCCCTAATATTTTCAAGCTCATAAAAACCATCCAACTTATTCCAAAAATGCTTGGGTAAATAATTATAAAATTCATCTACTCCTAAACCTAAATATCCAAAAGCTAACCTCTCTAATTTCTGCCAAGTAAGAGCTTCTACTTCTTCTTGGCTTTCGGCTTTTTTGATTTAGTATTCCCACCCATTTGTTCAGCTAATATTTCCATTGCTCTTCTAATACTATCAAAATCACCATCTATTAAATCAGCTAAATCATCAATAGTTAGTTCACATTTTTGTTTTGAAGCTCTATAACCATCTTCTATGCCACAATATATTAAAATTAAAGCACTATCTAATGTCATATCTGTTCCAAGTTTATCTAAATCTTGAAGAGATGTATTTGTTTTAGATGAAAATTTTCTTAAAGCATTAAATCCAAATTTAATTGGATGCTTATTCTCATTTATTTCTATAAAAGTATAATTCATTTTTTGTTAGGTTTAAAAGAATCATAGCAAAGACACCTAACAAAGATGCCTAAGCTAATCATCTATATTAATATTATGCTACTGTTTGTGTTAATGGTCCAGTTCCTTCTAAAGTTAAACTATAAGTTGCAGTATCTTCAGTTCCTCCAGTCATTGAAGCACTTGTAATATAAACTTTACCAGCATAACTTACATCATGAGGAGATGAATTATCTCCAAATATTACATCAAATTGCAATCTGTTTGCAAGAATGTTTGTTTGAATTAAATCATCAGCTCCATCAGTTAATGCTGCACCAGCAGCATTTGTCCATGCATAAGCTCCATCTACATCTATTGACCAATCTCTCAACGATTCTAAATTCTCCTTATATCCAGCACTTTCTTTGTTTGTTATTTCTCTCGTAGTATTGTTAACTGTTAAAGTACAGTTTTGAGCAAATGCAA